AATAATTGAGATTGGTAATAAATATTGCAATATACCAAAAGGAGTTATTAAAGAACGAATGAGATATATGAAACAATTAAACGACCAAATAATAGGAGCTTAATTATGTTTACATTGTTTAGCATACTAGGGTTGCTAGGGTTACTAGCATTTTTAATAGAAGAAATGATAAGGAGTGAAGATGAAGTATAAAGATTATAGTTTCCTAGCAGAAAAGAAAAGAAGAAGAAACTGTTTTTTGCTAGGAAATATAAGTGGTGCAATTTTATTATTAATTACTATGGAGTTATTAAATTATGTTAAGTAAGGAACAAAAGGAAAGGTTAATACAGGCAAGTGCGGTAGATAAAGAAATTAAACAAGGTTCTCATGGTGAACAATGGGAAAGATTAACAGAAGAAACTAGAGAGAGAGTATTGAGACGAATAGCAGAAGTAGAGTATGAATTAGTTACTGAATGTCCTAGTGCCTTTACTCAAGACCAAATAGAGTATGTTAGAAAAGAAAGGAAAAATATATTAAGACGAGAAACAAAGAAAGGATTAAGATTTAATTATAAAACTAAAAAATTGGTAGCTATCAGTGCATAGTTACCTAGCATTAGATGAGAATGGTGAACCCTTACGGGCATTTTACAGTAAAGAACAGGCATTGTTTTATATTGAGAATAAGAAAGGGTTTACTATCAAGTTTACAGGGGTAGCAGAAGTAACAGAAACATTAAGTGATTATGATTTAGCAGTAAAGAATTGTGAACCATGTTTATTTTAAAGAAAGGAGATTAAATATGAATTGTGATAAAGAGTATGAATACGAAGTGATTGGTTACTTGTTAGCAAAGGTAGACCAAGAAACAGGTGAAGAAGTATTAAACAGGTATGGAGATGTAAAGTTATTTAAACACCTAGACAATACGATTGATGTTCTAGGATTTTCAGAAGAATCAGTAGAGGAGATAAAACAATGAAACAAAACAAAGATGGGTCAATTTCAATCATATGGAATATAGAAGATGTTAAATCATTAGAGCCAAACATGAGTGATGAACAATCTATAGAAGTTTTAAGATTGGCTCTTAAAAATCATGACGCTAATGAGGGTATTAATTGGACTGTTTTAGAATATTGGATATCACAAATAAAAGAGGAGATAGTGCAATGAAAGTATTAGAAACAACAAATAAAGACAATAACAAAGGAGAATGTTTAAACATGAAAACTTATACACTTTATGCAATAAGAGAGGTTGGTGAGGTAGCAGTTATCCAAGCCAATTCTAAAGAAGAAGCGATTGAAAAAGTAGAGAGCAAAGATTGGGAAGTAGATACAGATTTAAATTGGGAGATAACTTCAGTAAAAGAGCAAGGTGAATCATGGGAGAGTGAAGATGAGTAATTATGACTACGATATAAATATAAACATACCAACAACAGTGAGGTTAGATAATGGCAATGTTTTAGAATTAAAATTAGATAGTGGAGTTATCAGTGATTCAACACTAGATAGAATTTTTCAAGACATAGATGATTTTTTAGAAAATGAATTTCAAGGGGGGATTGAGTGATGAGAACGATTAACGGCTACAAAGTAATTCTTGAATATACATGGAGTGATGGCGAAACTGATAGAGATGATATATCACATATGGAAGATATATCACCTAGAATGATGGAAGCTTTGCTAGATGACATTGAATTTAATAACGGAGAGGGAGATGGCGAACATGATTAATATAGATAAAGGAACGAATGAGTATGATGAAGATGAACCTGATATGGGTTATAACGGCTACTTCTTTGAGATAGAAGAAGATGATGAAGATGATGAAGATGAAATGGAAATAGAGGTTGAATTAGATATTAAAAAAGAATTGTTTGACGAATGATTAATTGTTTGTTAAATTCTTTTACTCAAATTATACAAAGGAAACAGTGATGACATTACAAGAAGTGTGTAAGAAATTAGAAGTAACACCAAATGAATTAGCAGAAAAGTTTGAACCAAAGTTAAGTAGACAGGCAGTATTCTATTGGGGGCAAAGAGGAATACCCAAGTTAAGACAATATGAAATTAAGGAGATGTTAGATGATAGAGCGAGAGAGAATACTAGCGAGGTTTGAAAAGGTTTATAAGTCAGGTGATGGCGAGTATCAATGTCTATGCCCTAGCCACAATGATAAGAACGCTAGTCTAGGGTTAAAGTTTAAAGAAGATAAGATGATACTGAATTGTTTTGCAGGTTGCAGTATGGAACAGATATTAAATGATTCAGGATTGACATGGAATGATGTTATGCCTGATACATTAGATACAGAATACAAACCGAAAACAAGAATAAGATTTTCAAACCCTTATGGATTATTAAAGGCAACAAGAGATGATTTATTATTTGTCGCATTATGTTCTAGCAGTATTCGTAAGGGAGAGAAATTAATTGATTCAGATAATAATAAATTATTTGAAATAACACAAAGGTTAAAAGGTATATACAATGACATTAAATAATAATGTAAAAAGTATTAATGATGAGTTAGATAAATTAATTATAGATGATAAAGATGTAGATAATTATTTTTCTGCTAGAGATACAGATGAACACTTTAAGATTAAATCACCAAAGGCATACAGTGGAGAAATACTTGACTATTTTACTCAAGATGTAAATGGTGGCATACCATTACCATTCACAAAGTTTGAGGGATTATTTAGGGTTAGACCTCATGAAGTAAGTATTATCTCTGGCTACTCTGGGCATGGTAAATCAGCATGGCTTAACTATGTCATACTCAAGATGTTAGCAGAACATAAATGTTTAATAGGTTCATTTGAAATGCAACCAAGAGCAACACTAGGTAGAATGTTACAACAAGATTCAGGCACACAAATGCCAACACAGTTAGGCATAGATACATTTTTAAATAAGATAAATGATAATCTATTCTTGTATGATGCAGAGGGTGAGACTTCACCTGATAAAGTATTAGCAGTTATTCAGTATGCTAAAGAAAAACTAGGGGTAGAGGTATTTGTTATAGATTCATTGACCAAAGTAGGAATCAATAGTGATGATTATAATAAACAAAAACAATTCTTAAATAAGTTATGTGTCTGTGCTAGAGATGTTGGAGTGCATATCTTTTTAGTAGCACACAGTAGAAAGTCAATGAATGAGTTAGGACAACCAAATAAGCATGATGTAATGGGGTCAAGTGATATTACTAACCTAGCAGATAATTGTATTACAGTATTTAGAAATAAACAGAAAGAAAAAGACATGACAGATGAGGGTGCAGATACAGTAGAAATTAGTAAGCAGTATGATTGTTTTGTGCAAGTAGTTAAGCAAAGGCATGGCACAGGTTGGGAAGGTTCGGTAGGGTTATACTTTGATAATAAATCTTTTAGATATGGGGAGAGACAATTTGGAATCCAAACAAATATCCGTTAATGAATTTTTAAAGCGTATGAAGAAGTCATTTAAAAACTTTGAATACAAGGCAACAAGTAAAGATGGGAAAGTATTTAAGTCACAAGGGTTTGATAAATTAAATAAATAGTTTGACAAATTAAATTAACAGTAGTAAAGTATATTAACTTTTAAGAAGAAAGGAGAAATACAATGAGTAAATCAACAGAATTATCACTTGCAGTTCAGCAAGAAGAATCACAAGATAAATTACAAGCAGAAATGCACCAAGACTATTTGGAGATGGAACAGTTGAAGAAACTTTCTTATCAACAGGAAGTTCTTGACCAAATATTTGGGAGAAACAGATGAGTAAATATACAGATTTAAGAAAGTTAGATGTTAGTAAATACACAGAAAAGAAAGGCAAGTTTACTTATCTATCATGGGCATGGGCAGTGGATACATTGTTACAACATTGCGAGTCAGCAACATGGACTTATGCAGACCCACTAACATTACCTGATGGCAGTATGATGGTGTTCTGCACAGTCAAAGCATTTGGTAAAGAGATGACTGCACAGTTACCTGTATTAGATTTTAAGAATCAAGCGATTAAGAATCCTAGTGCAATGCAATTAAATACGGCAATGCAAAGATGTTTAGCAAAAGCTATATCCCTACACGGAATAGGGTTATATATCTATCAAGGTGAGGATTTACCAGAGGGAGATGTTCTGGAACGCATAGAGAATATATATAAAGAACAAGGTGTCAATAGTGCAAGACAATACTTTAATGGCTTGAGTGAAGCTGATAGAAAATTATGTCTACCTTTTATTCAGAAAGTTCAGGAGAGTAAGTAATGGAACAAAGAACGGACGAATGGTTCAAGGCAAGACTAGGTAAGGTCACTGCTAGTAAGATACATGACATTATGATTAAAACAAAAACAGGAGAGTCTACCTATAAGACAAAGTATCGTTTACAGTTAGTCACAGAAAGACTAACGGGTAAGGTTGTGCCTGTCTTTATGAATAACGCTATGGCTCATGGAGTGGAGTATGAAGATGAAGCAAAGCTAGAGTATGCTAATCGTAACAAGTTATTAGTAGGAACAGATTTAACAGATGTAGGTATGATAGACCACCCTAGCATAGATTGGAGTGGTGCAAGTCCTGATGGTATGGTAGGGAATGAGGGTCTCATAGAAATCAAGTGTCCTCAACCTATCACACATACAACCACAATTGAAACAGGTGAGATAAGCAAAAGATATATACACCAAATGCAATGGCAAATGAGTTGCACAGGTAGGCAGTGGTGCGACTTTGTATCATATCATCCTGACTTTCCTGACGATTTAAAACTATTTGTTAAGAGAGTGCCAAGAGATAATGAGTTAATAGCTCGTTTGGAAGAAGCAGTAAGCACATTTGTGCAAGAAGTAGATTTTAAAATTAAAACCATAAAGGAGAACTTAAATGGCTGAACAGTATGACAACACTAACAGGTTTGCATTATTTAAAAATAATAAAACCAAAGAATCACAACCTGACTATACAGGAACAATCACCCTAGAGGGTGGTAAAGAAATGTCCTTGAGTGCATGGGTAAGAGAAAGTAAATCAGGAACGACTTATATGAGTGGTCAAATGCAAGAACCATATAAACCTGATAATGCTAATGCACCTAAAGAGACAGTAGCACCTAAATCTTTTGATGACATGGCTTCAGATGTTCCTTTTTAATATGAGATACTTATTACTAGGAATGTTATTTAGCTTACCTGTTCTAGCAGAAAGTGTTTATACTGAAGATGGGTCTTTAATGATTATTGATTCTTCAGAAGAAACAGTTATGTTTATTAATGAATCAGGTGAGGTGCAAGTGGAAGTAGGTGTGTCGCAAGATGACCCTACATTTGTTTACGGAAATGACAAGCTAACAGTTTGTCAGCCAACAGGACAAGGTGCTATTTGTTATTAACTAGGGGTAGAATTGGGGAGGTAACTCCCCTTTTCTTTATCTGTTTGCTACATACATGGTGACTTCAAATCCGAATCTCATTTCTGTAGCTGATGGTTTAGTCCACATAATTTAGTTTCCTTAAAAGGTTAATAGAGACTAGATTATAATTTAAAGTAAATAGAATTAATATATTAAATGTATGAGTTTATACTAATGATTATAAGGAGTTGATATGAGTGACAATATAAATCCAGACCATTACACTAAAGGTGGTGTAGAGACTATAGATTTTATAAAAGCTAAAATGACACCAGAAGAATTTTATGGTTTTATTAAAGGCAATGCTCTCAAGTATATTAGCAGAGAGGGTTTAAAATCAGAGAAACTGACTGACAAAATTGATGACTGTAAGAAAGCAATATGGTATCTTGAACAAATGATTAAAGTTCATCAGACAGAGTTAAAGGTATTAGAAATTAAAGCCAAAGAAAATGAATGGATAGATGATGAGTTACATGACGAAGGTTAATGAGCAAAGAGTTTTCTTGTATGGCGAGAAGTTTGTATGCCATCAGTGTGGTCGTGATGCTATGTTTATGGATAGCGATAAGAAATGGTATTGCTCTTTCAATTGGTATGACTTAAAGGAAAATCATGGTATCTGCAAAGCCAATAAAAATAAATAATCCTGTATGTAGTGTTTGTAAAAAACCTGCAAAGATATATTCTGATAATAAGTGGTGGTGTAGTGTTGGTTCAGATATGGGAGAGTTTAATTTATTAGGATTTTGTAAGGAGAAAAAGAAATGATAAGTTGTCCCAAATGTAAAGATGTAGAAATGATATGGGGAAATGATTGGGATAATGATGATGAAGATAATGAACAGTTTTTAATATGGAGTCAGTATAGTTGCCCAAAATGTGAGACGATACTAAATATATATTGGAGTGAGAAAGATGGCAAAGAAAAAGGAAGATGAGTGGAAAGAACATCATTTTATATATGATGGATATAAATTTATAATGACTTACAACAAAAAAGATTTTAGTATTAAGCACGAGCTAACAAAAAAAGTTATTACAAAAGGAGAGTTCTAATGATTGAGTTTGCTTTTGTTTTATTAGTCAGCAATACAAGTATGGATGAAACTTATATTGGAAACTTTAAGAGTTGCGAAGTAGCACAAGTTCACTACTTCTTATATTCAGTAGATAAATATAATGGCTTTAGATGTATTCCTAAAGAATACGCACCTATTTTAGAAGGAACACCAATTAAAAATATAGACATGAGTAATGGCTCATGGCGATACCAATCGTTTAAAGATGTTTGTAAAGCTAGGAGAAATTGCACATGAGTAAAGGCAGTGGAAAAAGAAAACAAGATGTAACAGACGAAGAACTAGAAGAAAATTGGAACAGAATATTTAAAGGCAATGTAATCAGAGAGGAGGATGAGAATGGCGATAAGTCCAACACAAAGAAGCCTGAAGAAGATACGAGATAGTGGTGACTATCCTTTAGTCTCTATAGTTGAGCGGTGGAACGCATTTGCTAAAGTCAGACAAGACTTGTTTGGGATTATAGACTTACTAGCAGTAGATACAAAAGGCAATACAGTAGGAATCCAAGTCACTAGCTATAGTAACATTAGTGCAAGGGTAAAGAAGATGGAGGATAGTGATGCCATTCATCATTTAAGAAATGCTAATTGGGTGTTACTTGTTCAAGGATGGCATAAGAAGAATAACAGATGGGTATGTAGGGAGGTTGATATAAGCTAATGAAGAATGAAGATTTTAATGTTATTTTATTTATGATTGTTTTTTTATTATTGGTAGGGAGTTGATATGGCAAAATACACACAAGAAAAATATACAGAGTTTGCTACTAGAGCAAAAGAGTTTATAGAAAAGAATCCTGATGCTAGTAGAAAAAGAATTGCAGACTATGCAGGGGTTCATGCAGGAGCATTAGATAGATTAAGTAAGGACTATGGTTTTGTAATGCCTAAAGCATTAACTCCACAGCAGACAAGGAGAGCAAGTAACTGGGGAACAATACTGGGTGGGTTAAGTAAGAAATGAGGATAGCTAGACTCATGGATATATTAGATGATTGGGCAAGGTGGATGAAAAGAGATAGCCATAGGTTAGGTTATCCTAGCAAGTCATCATACTTTTCTAGTGGTGGTGAGTCTACTTCAGAAGTGTTTGAAGATATGGTATCTAAATCTGATATGGAAAATATAAAAATTATAGATGCTATTATAGATGGATTGCCAAAGCCACAAAGAAATGCTATTAACTATCGGTTTCTTCGTGGGAAAAAACCTATGTATTACGAAAGAGATTTAGGATTAGCTATAGATAATTTACTAACCATTGCTAGTAGAAGAATATATGCCTAATAAAATGAGAAATGTTTATGCCCCTCATATAGACTTTGAGTTTTTAGCAGGGATAATACCTAACAATCCCAAAGCACAGCCATGCAATATAGATGGTTTATTTCAAAGGAAAGATAAGTTTTTGGTAATGGAGTGGAAGCGACCTAATGAAAATATGAACATGGGTCAAAAGATATTATTAGATGCTCTTTCAGAACAAGATAACTTTACAGTAATACTAATAGAAGGATATTCTCAAGATGGTAAAAGAGATATAGGTGATATTAGTGTGCTAAAAAATAAAGTGTTTAAACATCATGGTAATGGAGAGATATTTTTAGTAGAGTTTATGCAAAGGTTCTACCATTATGCAGATAATTTATGAGTCGTATTCTGTAGTATTTAAATAAATAGAGTCTACAATCATCTCTATATTAGAGCCATCATTTAAAAATATAGTCATAGTATTTTCACCATAAACAATATCAATATCATCTATAGTCTTATCTATCATATGCTTTGCTATTAGCTGTATATCCATTTAATAAACTATTCCGTATATTATAAAGGCAATAATAGGACTAATAGGTAACACTGTAATTAATCCTAATATTATCATAA